TTATGTGTGCCTCCTTTCATAGCATGTAGTGGTGTACAGCTATAGGATAACATATTTTGTTGAAGTTTTTTATATTAACTAGCACAATGGGTTAAATTAAATTTGTTATCAAGGGATTCTTTCAAGTGAACTAAAGCTTCAAGTCGAGGTTTTATCATCTCCTCGTACTGGGCTGCTTTTTGAACTTTTTCAAATAGTATTTTACCCTCAAGAATTCTATCAGCAGTTTTGGCAGAAGAATAATTGGGAAGAGAGATATCTTTCATATACTGGAAGCCAGCTAAATGCGGATAATCTTCCAGAGAAAAGGTGAGATTAATTGGATACAGCTGTTTCTTATAGCCATATGTAAACAAATATCTATATTCAGTTATTTCTTTCCAGGCTTGTGCAGACTGTTGTAATAGATCCATATTATACCTTGTCCTTTGCAAAAAATAAAGGACCCTGCCAATGCAAGGCCCTTAAAAAGCGTTTTCATTCAGTTCCGAAGAACCTATTCGGTTTGAGGTTATCGCATAACCCAAGGTCAGGCTCCACAACCGGCTGCATACCGACACAGTCGATTGCTTCAACACCACGATAGCTGGTCAACGCCGCTATCCTCTAACTTCATTATATCACAAAAATACTCGTAGTCAACAGAAAACGAGTTTTTGAGGAACACTATTTGCTTCGTGTTCTTAATTATTATATGTAGAAATAATGGTTTTGACAATAGAAAATATTGGAACTTGAGAAAGGAGGGATTCCGATGGCGGGAAGAAAGCCAAAGCCTACAGCTGTGAAGAAACTGGAAGGTAATCCAGGTAAGAGAAAACTGAATACGAAGGAGCCGATTCCGGCAAAGGGAATGCCTGTCTATCCTGACTGGTTAATGCCGGAAGCGAAGAAGGAATGGGAACGCTTGGCGAAGTTGATGAATCAGATGGGTGTTCTTACTGAAGTTGATATGGCGGCATTTGCTGCATATTGTCAGTCATATGCAAGATGGAAGGAGGCTCAGGAGCATATTACTTCTGGCGGCTCGACATTTGAAACGGATAAAGGATATCAGCAGCAGACACCTTGGGTTGGAATTGCAAATACGAATCAGAAGTTGATGTTGCAGGCAGCGTCGGAATTTGGGCTTACGCCATCTTCGCGGAGCAGGATTGTGGCCGGTAATGGTAAAGTGAAGGAAACTGAGGATGAGATGGAGGCATTACTTGGGGATAGTGGTGTGTTTGGATAGACAGTTGGTAAAAATCAAGGAGGTGTGATGGGCGATGGCGCGTGAAACAAGACCAAAAGACTATCCAAAGCTGAAAAATTATCAGCCGACAAGGTTTATGCTTCCGACTTCTCATTATGATAAGCAAAAGGCGGACAGGGCAGTAACCTTTATTGAGAATCTTTGTCATACCAAAGGTAAGTGGGCAGGCAAGAGATTCTGGCTATTACCCTGGCAGGAGCAGCTAATAAGAGATATATTCGGGATTGTCAAGCCTGATGGGAACAGACAATTCCGTACAGCTTTTGTAGAAATCTGTAAAAAGGTTGGAAAGAGTGAATTGGCAGCAGCTATTGCTCTTTATTTACTTTATGCAGATAATGAACCATCTGCGGAGGTTTATGGTGCAGCGGCGGACCGGCAGCAGGCATCCATTGTTTTTGATGTTGCAAGACAGATGGTTGAGATGTCACCGGCACTGATGAAGAGAAGCAAGCTGATGTCAGCTACCAAGCGAATTGTCAATTACGGAAATGCCGGTTTTTATCAGGTGCTTTCAGCAGAAGTTGGAAGTAAACATGGTTTTTCGATTTCGGGACTTGTGTTCGATGAAATTCATATACAGCCGAATCGTCAGTTATATGATGTTTTGACGAAGTACAGTTCAGATGCCCGGCAGAATCCACTGCACTTTATTATTACGACTGCTGGAAATGACAGGCATTCGATTGCGTTTGAACTGCATACCAAAGCAGTAGATATTCTGGAAGGACGGCGTGTAGATCCGACTTTTTATCCTGTAGTTTACGGATTAAAGGATGATGAGGACTGGGAAGATGAAACAAACTGGTACAAGGTAAATCCTTCCCTGGGATATACGGTGGATATTGAGAGACTTCGTGATGCTTACAGGGAAGCAAAACAGAATCCGGCTGATGAGATTACTTTTAAGTGGCTTCGTATGAATATGTGGGTATCCAGTACGACGTCATGGATTCCGGATGCAATCTTTATGAAAGGCAGTGAGCCAATTGATATGAGATTGCTAGAGGGAAGAGACTGTTATGCAGGATTGGATCTTTCCAGTACAGGAGATATTACAGCACTGGTTCTGATATTTCCGCCGAGAAATTCGGATGAAAAACATATTCTGGTGCCGTACTTTTGGGTGCCGGAAGAAACCATACCACAGAGGGTGAAGGCGAATTCAGTTCCTTATGATGTATGGGAGAAGCAGGGACATCTGCTGGCAACGGAAGGAAATGTGATCCACTATGATTTCATTGAGAAATTCATCTGTGATCTTGGGGAGAAGTACCATATCCTGGAAATTGCGGTGGACAGATGGAATGCAACACAGATGATCCAGAACCTGGAGGGTACAGGATTTACGATGGTACCTTTTGGCCAGGGATTTGCAAGTATGAGTACACCGACGAAGGAGTTTTACAGACTTCTGATGGAAGGACAGATTATTCATGCCGGGCATCCGGTTCTTCGGTGGATGGCGGGTAATGTTGTGATCGAGACAGATGCTGCGGAGAATATTAAGGTGACGAAGGCAAAGTCTAAGGAGAAGATTGATGGAATTGTAGCTTCTATTATGGCTCTGGATCGGTGTATTAGGAATCAGGGAGAAACGCAGGGCAGTGTGTATGATGAGAGAGGACTGCTGGTGTTTTGAGAATGAAGAGTATGCAGCAGGAGTTCTGGCAGGAAAGGTTATAATGTGGAGATTGTGTGCAGGAGTTTTCAGAAGAAATGGCTGTGATGCAAAGAGTTCAGTTTGTTTGAAACGGGTGAATGTGATGATTGGTGTTTTGGTATTTGCAGGTATTGGATTTCTGATTCTGTTCGGAGTGTGTCTGTGTTTATTGAGGGCAGGATCTGAAGCGGATGACAGAGTTTGTATGATGCAGAAGAAAGATGATGAGAAAAATTCCGAAAATATTAAGAAAGATATTGACTCTGACGCTATGTAATAGCTTATGCTATGATTACCACAGGGAAAGAGGTGATCAAAGATGATGACAGTACATGAGGTCAGTAAGATATCGGGAGTGAGCATACGTGCCATGCATCATTATGATAAGATTGGACTTCTGCCGGCCACGGAAGTTACCAGTGCAGGATACCGGCTGTATGACGATACGGCATTGGAAAGGCTTCAGCATATTTTGCTGTTCAAGGAATTGGAATTTTCACTGAAAGAGATTAAGGATATTCTGGACAGTCCGGATTTTGACAGGGATAAGGCTCTGGAACAGCAGATTCATCTGCTGGAACTTCGGAAAGAACACATAGAAAATCTGATTGATCTTGCCCGTGGAATAAAGATGATCGGAGTGAAAGAGATGAGTTTTGAGGCTTTTGATACAAGAAAGATTGATGAGTATGCAGAACAGGCAAAGGCATCCTGGGGGAAAACAGATGCCTATAAGGAATATGAACAAAAGGCGGCGGGACGGAGTATAGAAGAACAGCATTCAATCAATGCCAGGTTGATGGGGATTTTTGCTGAATTTGGAAAAATCAGAAATCAGGATCCGGAAAGTGCGGAAGCGAACTTGCTAAGAAACTGCAGGATTTTATTACGGAGCATTTTTATAAATGTACAGATGAAATTCTGATGGGGCTTGGCTCTATGTACGCAGGCGGCGGGGAGTTTACAATTAATATTGATAAAGTCGGGGGAGAAGGAACCGCAGTGTTTGCAGACAAAGCGATCCGGGTATTGTGCAGGAAATAAATTACATTAGGAATGGCATCTATCGTAATGATAGGTGCTTTTCTTATGCTCTTTTTTGAAAGGATGATGAAAATGAGGTTGTTTGGGAAGCTGTTTCGGGGAAGGAATGCTCCTTCTAACAGCACAACTGGAAGCGGATATGGATTTTTTATGGGGAGTACGGCTTCCGGGAAGAGGGTGAATGCACGGAGTGCCATGCAGATGACTGCAGTGTATTCGTGTGTGAGGATTCTTTCTGAGGCGGTGGCGGGTCTGCCGCTGCAGTTTTACAGGTATAACGATAATGGCGGTAAGGAAAAGGCGGTGGATCATCCGCTTTATTTTTTGCTGCATGATGAGCCGAATCCGGAGATGACTTCTTTTGTATTTAGGGAGACTTTGATGACGCATTTGCTTTTGTGGGGAAATGCGTACAGTCAGATAATCCGGAACGGGAAAGGTGAGATCGTGGCACTTTATCCGCTGATGCCTGACCGGATGACGGTGGACAGGGATGAGCATGGCAGGCTTTATTATGAGTACCTGGTGTATGACGGTGATGATGTGGATGGCAGAACCGGGACGGATCCGAAAGCAAATGGAAAGATCGTGCGTCTGCATCCGGCGGATGTGCTGCATATTCCGGGGCTTGGGTTTGACGGGCTGGTCGGATATTCACCTATTGCCATGGCGAAGAATGCGATCGGGCTTGCCATTGCTGCGGAGGAGTATGGAAGCAAGTTTTATGCCAACGGTGCCGCTCCGTCAGGAGTGCTGGAGCATCCGGGGACTTTGAAGGATCCGGGCAGGGTGCGGGAGAGCTGGCAGTCCACTTTCGGGGGAAGCGGCAATGCAAATAAGGTTGCTGTCCTGGAAGAGGGAATGAAGTATACGCCGATTTCCATTGCACCGAATGAAGCACAGTTTCTGGAAACAAGGAAGTTTCAGATTGATGAGATTGCCAGGATTTTCAGGGTGCCGCCGCATATGGTCGGGGATCTGGACAAGTCCAGTTTCAGCAACATTGAGCAGCAGTCCCTGGAGTTTGTGAAGTATACACTGGATCCCTGGGTGAGCCGTTGGGAACAGGCAATGGTCAGGGCTTTGCTGTCTGCGGAGGAAAAGAAGAAGTATTTCTTTAAGTTCAACGTGGACGGGCTGCTCAGGGGAGATTATCAGTCAAGGATGACCGGTTATGCTACGGCAAGGCAGAACGGATGGATGAGTGCCAATGACATCCGGGAACTGGAAAATATGGACCGGATCCCAGAAGAGCTTGGCGGTGATCTGTATCTGATCAATGGAAATATGACGCTTCTGGGGTCCCCACGGAGTTATGAAACTCCGGGGGGAGAGGAGGAGCATCGGAATGGATGAGCTTCACTGCCTGCAGGGAAGCGAAGAAAATGGAGATTGTGACGACGAAGGATGCCGGACTGTTTGGCGGAGCCGGTGGAAAGGAGAAGGGAGCCAGTGAAGAAGTTTTGGAACTGGAAGAAAACAAAAACGGTGAATCAGGAAACAGGACAGGAAACGGAAGAACGGATCCTGTTCATGAACGGAGTTATTGCTGAGGACAGCTGGTTTGACGATGATGTCACGCCGGCTCTTTTTAAGGATGAGCTGAATGCCGGAACAGGGGATATTACCCTGTGGATCAACAGTCCAGGCGGGGACTGTGTTGCGGCGGCACAGATTTTTAATATGCTGTCGGAGTATCCGGGGAAGGTTACGGTGAAGATTGACGGGCTTGCAGCATCTGCTGCGTCTGTTATTGCAATGGCCGGAACTGAGGTATGGATGAGTCCGGTGAGCATGATGATGATCCATAATCCGGCCACGGTTGCATGGGGCGACCATGCAGAGATGAAGAAGGCTATGGAACTTCTGGATGCCGTGAGGGAATCCATCATCAATGCTTATGTACGGAAAACGGGACAGAGCAGGGCGAAGCTGTCACATCTGATGGATGCGGAAACGTGGATGGATGCAAATAAAGCTGTGGAGTTTGGGTTTGCGGATGACATTCTGTTCCAGAAAGAGGAACAGGGCAGTGAAGGCGAAAATGGAGATTCAGGTGCTGACCGTACAGAAAACGGGACGTCTGATTCTGTAATGTTTTCCAGACGGGCAGTAAATAATGCATTGATGAATAAGCTGGAGAGACATTATGGAAAGACTGGGAAATCTGTGAAAGATCAGACAGAGATCACAAGGATGGCTGCTGGTGGTAATGGATTATCGGGGCAGTGTTACGGAAATTCTTCTGGTATGCAGGGAATTGGAATAAGTGGAAGTGCCGGTACTGAGGGGGACGATCCATGTAATGGATGTTTCGGGGCGGCAGAGAATGCCTGCCAGAAGTGTGAAAAGAAGAAAGTGAATACGAATGTTACAGGGCGTTCTGCGGATGATCTGCGTGAACGCTTAAATTTTATTAAAAAATATATCTGAGGAGGATACGGATTATGACGATTCAGGAATTGATGGAGAAGAGAGCTAAGGTTTGGGAAGCTGCAAAGAATTTTGTGGATGCCCATGAGAATGAAAATGGTGTTCTGTCTGCGGAGGACAGTGCAACCTATGAGAGGATGGAAGCGGAGATTGAGGATCTGACAAAGGCGATTGACCGCCACCGCAAGGCAGAGGAAATGGAAAAGAACCTGAACCAGCCGGTAAACCAGCCGCTGACCGGGAAGCCTTATGCAGGCGGCCAGGGGGAGCCAAAGACAGGACGTGCTTCTGATGAATACCGCAGGGCAATGCTGAATGCACTGAGAAGCAACTTCCGCCAGGTTTCCAATACCCTTCAGGAGGGCGTGGATGCCGACGGCGGTTATCTGGTTCCGGAAGAGTATGACAGAAGACTGATTGATGTTCTGAATGAAGAGAATATCATGCGCCGTCTTGCCACAAGAATCGTGACTTCCGGGGAACATAAGATCAATATTGCGGCCACCAAGCCGGCGGCAAGCTGGATTGAGGAAGGCGGGGCGCTGACTTTCGGGGATGCGACTTTTGACCAGAAGATCCTGGATGCACATAAGCTTCATGTGGCGATTAAGGTAACGGAGGAACTGCTTTATGACAATGCCTTTAATCTGGAAAATTACATTATTGTCCAGTTTGGAAAAGCACTTGCCAATGCGGAAGAGGATGCTTTCCTGAACGGAAACGGAACAGGGAAACCGACCGGTATTTTTGACGGAACAGGCGGAGGGCATCTGCTGAATACACTGGCTGTAGCTTTGAAATCAGATGACATGCTGGATCTGGTGTATGGCCTGAAACGTCCGTACCGTAAAAATGCATCCTTTATCATGAATGATGCAACACTGCCTTCCCTTAGAAAGCTGAAGGACAATAACGGTGCTTATATCTGGCAGCCGGCTTACCAGGCAGGGGAACCGGACAGAATCCTGGGATATAAGGTGGAGACTTCTGCCTATGCACCGAAGGACGGCATCGCTTTTGGGGATTACAGCTATTACAACATTGGGGACCGTGGAAACAGATCCTTTAAGCAGCTGAATGAACTGTTTGCAGGCAACGGAATGATCGGTTTTGTTGCAAAGGAACGTGTGGACGGAAAACTGGTTCTTCCGGAAGCCGTGCAGATCATGCTTGAGTTTCCGCAAAATGTAATTTCAAAATGAATAGAATCTCCTAAAGTGTCAATCTGCCGATTTTTGAAATTTTAAGAAAGGCAGTTCCGTG